ACTATGTTAGGTATCGATTCAGAAAATGTTGATGAAGTAATACAGGAGAATCTTTAATGAGTACATTTAACGTTTGCTATTTAAGAGAATACAGAGATTCTGAAAATGAGTGTGAAACATTTAATTTATATGAAACAATATACAGAAATGTACCTATGAAGTATCTTAATAAATTTACTAATAAAGATTTTAAAATGAAGATGTTAAAACATTGTGATTGGAACTATAAAGAGACAGCAAAGAATTTTGAAAATGTTACCAATATTGATATTGTTACCGAAAAAGATTATTATACATCTTTTGCTGATGTGTATGGTGATGTAATGAGTAAAGATGAGTATAAAACACAAAAATTACATATGTGGCACGATTATGGTCAACAATATGATAGATCAAGTTTAAGAAAAGATTTTAACCCAGCTATGACAAAAAGTAAAGTTTATAGCTACAACGGAAAGAAGTGTCATTAATGAAATACGGTGAAGACAAAATATTAGATGAAGTAAAAAAATATATTGGTGGTACCTATGACCAACACTATTCTACAACTAAAGATGGTTTTCAGGTACAAGATATGTTAAGACAACTTGGTATAGATAAAGATTTCTGCCAAGCTAATGCTATCAAATATCTATGTAGATATGGTAAAAAAGATGGTAAGAATAGAAAAGATTTATTAAAAGCAATTCACTACATTGTGCTATTGATGTCAAGTGAAGATAAAAACGAGAAATGGTCAGTTGATGGTTTCTTAAACAAAAAGGAGGACTAATGGCAGTTGATACAGATATATTCTTTAGTAAAGATGATGTAAATAAAAACCTATACAGAAAGAAAACTTATTATACTCTAGTTATAGAGCAAGAAGTTATTGCTAATAACAAAGATGAGGCTGATAAAAAATTTAGTGATTGTGGTATAGATCACTCAAAAGTTAACCACGAGATAACTGAAACAAAAGATGGTGTTGAGACTTATATGGTAGACGCCAACTATACAGATTCAGATAACACAAGTTATATGGGTAGAATTGTGTATGATACAGATACATATGACCAATCTTTAGATGACGCTAAGGAAAATGGTGATGTGACTATTGACACATATGAGCCAGAAAAAGAAGTAATGACACCTGAAGAAGAAGACGCTAACGCTGGTGTTGTAAGAGATAAAGACGGTAATGTAATGAGTGAGGCAACTAGTGTCTAAAACGGTAACTATTACAGTAAAGAAAAAGACTTTAGAGTCAGTTTATAATCAAGTAAGAATGTGTAATGACTTAGGTTTTCCTAATTTTAGTAAAGGCGAACCTATTAACAACTTGATGAGAGAAGTCAAAAGAGATATTAATAAACAAAAGAAAGAACAAGATTTAGGTTGGAAAGATTTTTGGAGTTTTTGGCCATTATCTATTGTTGTGCCTTTAATGTTATTATCAATTATATTAGGACCGGTATTTACAAGATGAATAATAAACCAAATGAATGGGAACAAGGCGTAATAAATGGTGCTGTAGAGTATTCTATTATGGAGTGGAGATCATTGGATAGAAGTACAAAGACAGTTGTAAAAACTTATAAAGAGGCAAAAGAATTGTTTAAAAAAACTATTAAAAAACATAGACAGACTTTAGCATACGCTGTTGATAAGAATGGTAGATTTGCTAATCTAAACCATTTACCAGAATTTAAAAAGGAGATAGGTGATGAGTAATCAAAGACCAGGTAAAGTAGTAAGAGCTGCCGATCCGACAATGAAGGATATGACAACTCTAAAGTTTTTTAAGAATGCTCAGAAATTATTAGAACAAGAAGGTAAAACAGATGAGGCGTTTTATTTTGAACAGATGGTAGATTGGTTAACTAGTGGACACCAATTACCTACCACGGAAGAACAAACAATTAAGGCACTAGGAATATAGGAGGACTATGATACAAGAAATAGCAACGGTAGATTTGTTGAATACGGTCATTGATAAAATTGATGATGGTAAAATAGCAGACGCCAAAGACGATCTAATTACATTTAAAGATAAGATACAAAATGAGATTGATCAATTTGATAAATGGGCTGAGGTACAATCAGATATTGATACTTCAATACAACTAGAAGTAGATAAGGCACTTGGAAAGTAGATGATGTACTACTCACACAAGCTAAGAATCACCAATCCTGGCGTGTCCAGGTGTGTTCCAGGCATAGAAAAAGCAGTAAAATCAATACTTTTTACAGGCTTGACATTTGGAACGATTTATGGTATGATATACACAATTAACTTAACAAAAGGACTATAATATGTTTTATACAAAAGAAATGATACACACAGAGTTTAAAATGGCTACTCAAAAAGATGAGAAAAATGCTATGAAGCCTGCCGGTAAGAAATCTTACAAACACAGAGTTGCTTACCTTACAGCATTAAAAGAAGATATGATAAAGTCTCCAAAGTATTTTAGAGATGTAAAAATTACAACAGACCAATTACAAAATAGTATTGATTGTTGGTCAGCTCCAAATCCTAGAGACGCTTTCTATATGAAAGTTTTTAATATGACTTATGCTGAAAAGAAAGCACAAGAAGAACTAGAACATTTTACTTATGAAAATGGTGAGAAAAAAGAAGTTAGAAAATCTAAAGAGAAAACACAATCGGTACATTAAGTCTTTAGGTGTCAACATTGATGTTGATACTGGTGAGATTTTTTCTTCGTTTGAGGGTTATGATTTTCCAGATTTATCGTGTAGGCCTAGTTTGCCTACGAGTGATAATATAGCAGGTGTTGGCTTGAAAAAGAAATATGCTACACGAGTACCTGCTGGTAAAACAATTAGTGTGGCATACAATAAGGGTCCTTATATGATTGTTGATGATAAGGATTTTAAAACTATGGGAAGGAAAATATAATATGTGGAATGTGAAAAGTACAACGTTATTTGCCGTTTCATTGGTAGCAGTTATTCTTATATCGGTAAGTATGGCTAAAGCTGATGAAAAGACAATAACTCCTAAAGAGTTTGCTACAGCGATTGCTGAAACACCAAGTAAAGTTGGTAACCATTTAAAAAATGAATGGGAAGAAACAAAAGAGTATCAAGCAAAAAGTTGGGCTGAAATGAAAACTAAATGGCCGTTTACAATGTTTAAGGGTAATCAATAATGCCTGGCGATTTTGTATGTACAAGTGCCAATGATGGCACACATTTATTCAGACCTGTTTCTGCCAGAGGACATACTTTCTGGCAAAAACAAAATTATAATAAATTTGTGATTGATAATAACGAAGATTATTACATTGTTAAAAGTGTTGATAGTCAGAAAATTTGTGATGAGATTAGAAAAAATAATATGGATTTTACTAGTTAGTTTATTGCTAACTAATTGTGCTAACAGATCACATACTGGTGCTGTGTTAGGTTCTACAACTACAACAGGTACTTGTGTATCTATGGGTATTGAAAACCCTTATGCTATCGCTGGTTGTGCTGTGGTTGGTGCTTTTGCTGGTGCTGAAATTATGTACAATTCAGATTATGATGTTCACAATGCCGTGTTTGTAGATCATTTAAACAATGGGCCACAAGGTTCAAGTTATACTAATTGGTTTAATCAAAAGACCGGTAATTCTGGTATTATTAAAACAACTAGGTCTTTTATGAAAGGGCCTATTAAATGTAAAAATTATGACGCTACGATTGATATAACAAATCAATGGCCGTTATTAGGTATTGGTGGCGTCAATAGAAAAATGGTATTTGGTACTGCTTGTCAGTTACCAGATGGCAGATGGATTGAGGATCCGACTTATGAGTAATGATGTATTAGGTTATTCTTCACACGATTGGCGTAAACATACAGATGACGCTGTTGTGGTAGATGATAAAGAATATGAACAAATGAAAGTGAATAATTGTAGAGTTATATTTAAAAATCCAAAGACATTAAAAGAAGAAACTGTTGATGTATCCAGATTGATTAGAGTATTTGTAAACAATAGAGACGATCTGAAAAGGAGTGTTAAATAATGCCGTTTGATCCTAGACAATATATGAAATTAATGTTTTATACAATATTTGCCATATTAATATGTACATATGTATTTGGTGGTGAAAAAATATTACATAGTAAAATTAAATCAATACAACCTGAAAAAACAGATGGTCAGTATTGTTTTATAAAAGTGATAATCAAACAAGTAGGTGATGAGATTATCAAAGAAGAAATTTTGGAGTGTGCTGATGGTAAAAAAGGTATTGAAACACCAGGTTATTGGGAGTTATTTGCTCAGTTTTATTACAGAGACACATATGCTCCAGAATACTGCCGATATTATAGTCGGGAGGGACACGTTTTTAAAACACCAGGAAAAGTGTGTTTACAAGTAAATGGTGAATGGGAGGTTAGATGATTAAGAATATAATCATAATCGCTCTCTTAATAATGATAATGACAGGTGTATCTTCTAGTGAGGCTTTTGTACATATTCAACAGGGGCTTGACTTTTTGAAAGATTTGTTATATAATGTAGAGAGGAGTGTGGATAAAATATGAAAAACTACATAAAAGTAATAGGTATATTAGTGGCTGGTTTGCTTTTGGCAAATTGTTCTAGTACAACTTATAAGATGAAGTCAGAAAAAGGCAAGGTATTGAATAAAGTACCTGGCTGGTATATGAATGACTTTAAAGTAAAGAAAGCGTGTGGTACGACCAAGTTTGGTAAAAACAAAAACAAAGAGTGTATCTTTGGTGTTGGTACTGCCGTGTCGCCTGATTTACAATTAGCAATCGAAAAAGGTATGATGATTGCCAAGGCTGATTTAGCTGATATTGTAAAGGGTGAAATGAACAAACAATCTAAACAATACATAACTGAAATTGGTAAAACCAATTCAATGTCCGTTGTGACAGATGTTGAGGTTACATTAATCAATATAATATCTAAAACACAAGTTAGAGGTTATGAAATGTGGCAAAAAGACGTTACAATAACTAAAAACGGATATTATAGAGTTTGGATTGGTTTAAGATTGCCAATGGGTGAGTATAATAAAATGTATAATTATACCATAGAAACAGCATTAGATTCTTTTAAGTTAAAAGAGAAGTCTGATATTGCTTACAAACAACTATTGGAAAATACAGGTAATACAAATGAAAATAACAATTTACAGTAAGAATAATTGTATATACTGCTCCAAGGCCAAGACCTTGGTAAAAAACCTTGGCCTAGAGTATGAGGAAAAGTCATTAGAAAAAGACTTTGGCTCTGACCCTAGTAAGATGTTAGAAGACATAGGTAAAAATGTTAGAGCTATGCCTCAAATTAAGATTGATGACGAGTTGATTGGTGGTTATAATCAATTAATAGAATACTTTGAAAAACAAGGTAAAGTTAATTTTAAGGGTGAGATTATAAGTGAGTAATGATAAGATAATACCATTTCCTAAAAATCGTATTGTTAATCAAAGAAGTAGAGAACTTGATGAACAAAGACGTAAAATGGGTAATAAAGTTGCCAAAGAAATAGAAAAGCAACAAACAAAACAATTTGTTGAAACTTCGGTTGATGATATGAGTATGAACTTATTAAAACAATTTTATGATATGGCAATTAAAACTGATAAACATAGTTTTACAAAAGACTTGGCCTTGTTAGTAGATGTAATGAGAGGTTTAATGTATAGAGATTTTGATATTAAACACCCAGCACAAAAACTATCAGACAAAATGGTAAACTTAAAGGTAAACAGAGACGGAACTCAATCTGCTCAAATAGACTATACGGGTGTTACCGATACTAAAATTAAAAATGGTAAACCATTGAGTAA